GGCGGGAGCCAACACCTATTTCGAGACGGTCCCCAACAGCAGCACCTGGACCGACAAAACCGACGACCAAAAGAACCGCGCCCTAATCTCTGCCACCCGCTGGATCGACGCCCTGAGCTTTTACGGCGACCGCTGCACCACGACCCAGGCACTGAAATGGCCGCGTGAGGACTACACGGTTGACGGCATTGATCTGGCCTGCACGCTGATCCCCGAACCCATCAAAGTCGCCACCTACGAGCTGGCACGCGCCCTGGCGAACGACACCGACGCCATCACCGGCAGCACTGGCACCACCGGCCTCTACGACGAGGTGGAACTGGGCGAACTCCGCGTCAAGTACAACAAATCCAGCCAAGCCGTCGGCCTAGTCACCAACGCCTTCGACGTCTACCCCTGGCTCCAGAGTTACCTCGGCCCCTACTGCATGGGCGGCGCGGCCAATTATGCCGTCCGCCTGTTCCGAGGCTGACATGGGCCTGATCGACGACACATTCGCCTCCATCCCCACCGGCATCCTTGCCGACTGGGGCCAAACCATCACGTACATCAAAACCACCACACCCCGCACCTACGACCCCACCACCGGCAACGTCACTGGCGCCGATACCAACGTCACGCTGAAAGGCGTGATTACACGCCTTACGCCCCGCGAATCGGAGGGCTTGTACCAGACCACCGACCTCAAGGTGATTATCGGCAACAGCGAGCTTGGAACCTATTACCCAACCGAGGCTGACCGCATCCAGTACACCCAGGCTGGCGTCACCCGCGAGGCCAAGATCATCTCGATCACCAGCTACCGCGGCGACAACCCCGTCATGCACACCCTGATCGTGAGGCCCCAGTAATGGCCCGCCGCAGAAACGGTTTCATGGAGCTTGCCCAAAAACTCGAAGCCGGTTTTTTGGCTCCTTTTATTGTCGGTGTTGCCCAATCTGCGCAGGGCGTTGTAAGAGATCTGCAGGAGCGCGGCCCAACATGGTCCGGTCAATTTGCTAATTCGTGGGAAATTGCAAGTGAAAGCAAAGTATCGAGCGGTAGTGGCTCTCCGGGCGCACCGCAGCGTATTCTTGCTCCCATATTGACTGTAGATCAGTACAAATCTAAGACGGAAGTTAAATACTACATAGCTAACAAAGCACCGCACGCGGACATCGCCCTAGATCTGCAGGAAGGGCGATTTTGGCCTAACGGAGAGCCAATACCATCACGCAAGATTGTAGAAACAGGCAGACGTCCCGCCGGCCCCCATAAACGTGGCGAAGTAAGCCCTGGTGCAGGGGCAGCTACCAGTTCCGCCGAACAAGACTGGTACACCCGTTACATCCAAGAAAAACACGTGGACAAGACAATTAGTTTGTACATGGACCAGGCGCTTCGTAACGTAAAACTATGAACTACCAAGCCATCCGCGCCGCCGTCGAAAATCCGCTGCTCACAGCGTTTGGTGCACTGGTGCCAGCCGTTCCTGTGTATTTTGACAACATCACGGCCGTCCCACCCAATACAACGACCGAATACGTCCGCGTCAACATCACTTTCGGCATCACCAACGAGCCTACGCTGACCTCCAGCGTCGACAATGCCCGCGGGGCGATAATCATTCGCATTTTCACCGAAAAGGGCAAAGGTCCCGCCCGCAACCAAACACTGCTCACAACCGCTGTCGGCGTACTGGAAACACTCAACAATTCCACCAAAGGCACCAGCGGCGTGTACTTCAAAGTTGGTGAAATCAACGGCCCTACATTTTCTGCAACTGAAGAAGCACCCCATTTCGTGGGGCGAATTGATACTTCCTACGTCGCCACTGTGCTGTCGTAGGTGATGTTTATTGCAGGCGCTAACCTGTAATAAGCCGGGCAGTGCCCGCCCCGTAACAACATCCTGGTACGCCAATGGCCACCACCGTTCTGTCCGGCACGTCCGGCGCTCTTTACTACAAGCCCGCTGGCACCACCGGCTCGTTCGGTGAGTCCAACGTCGACGTAGGCACCGAAACCATCACCGTCGAGACCTACCTGAACCTGAAGGTAGGCGACCCGGTGAAATTCAGCGTAATCAACAGCCAGACCGGCGGCTCCGGCACCGGCACGCTGCCTGCGCCGCTCTCTACTGCAACCACCTACTACGTGATTGCCTACACGGCTGCCACCGGTGCACTGCAGGTCTCCACCTCTGCTGGTGGCGCTGCTGTAAACCTGACCGACGACGGCACTGCTGTTGCCCCCAACGAGTTCCAGGTCGCTTACGCCGACTTCGTGGCCGTGGGCCAAGTCCGCGACTGGACCTTTGAGATCAGCCGCGCCGAAATCGACGTCACCACCATCGGCCAGACCCAAGGTCAGTACGTGCCGTTCCGTAGCTACATCGCCGGCTTCGGCGATGGCACCGGTACCGCCACCGTGTACATGACCAACGAAAACGCTTCGATGTCCAACCGGATGATCGAAGACGTGCTCCAGCGCCAGCAAACCGGCGCTGCCTTCAAGCTGTACATCGATCGCGTGTACAGCGGCGGCAACGTGAGCGAAAGCCTGAGCCGCTCGATCAGCTTCGACGCCACGCTGACCTCGGCCAGCATGAACGTCAACCCTGACGACGCCCAGTCCGTGACGGTGAACTTCCGTCCCGCCGCCACCCCCACCTTCGACTTCAGCACTTCTGCCTGATAGGCTGCTGGAGCAAAGGACGATACGACCCCGGTCTAACCACCGGGGTTTTTTATTTCTAGTCCGCTACACTAGCGCCAGACCACCAGGACTCATATGCCTGCTCCGAGTTCACTTCGCGCCATCGACCGTCTCCGCAAGGCCGCAAACCTTGAGCCCGTCAAAAAGACGGTGGAATTGTCCGACGGCAGCAAGTTTGAAATGTGGGTGGCACCGCTGACGATGGCCGAGCGCGAACGCGCCCAAAAGCAAGCCAAGAGCGACGACGCCAACGCCTTTGCCCTCCAACTGCTGATCGCCAAAGCACTGGACGACGCCGGCAACCGCCTGTTTAGCGCTGGCGAAATCGACGTCCTCAAGAATGAGGTGAAGGACAAGGACCTCCAGGCTCTGATGCTGGCGATCCTGACCGATGACGCCGAGCCCATCGACCCAAAGAACTGAGTGCCGAACTTCGCAAGGACAACTGGTTGATGCTCCAGTTCGGCGTCGCCAAAGAACTGGGCCTCAGCCTGAGCGAAGTCCGCACCACGATGACCGCCGAAGAGTTGATCGGCTGGAGCGCCTACTTCCAGATCCTCAACGAGGACCAGCAGAAGGAGATCGACAAGGTTCGACGCCGCCGCTAACCCGGCGGCTTTTTTACACCGTAAACTGAAGTACCAGAGTGTGACGCAGCGCCGTGGCCTACAGAGCCGATATCGAAATAGGCGTAAAAGGCATACAGCAGCTGCAAGCCGTTACAAAGCAAATAAATACTTTAGCCGCTGGAGTAGATAGTATAAACAAACGTTTTGCAGGTGCGGCTCAAAGTATTAGTGCATACGAATCAAATCTTGCAAAAGCAGCTACAACACTAAATAGAGTAACAGCTGGAACAATCGCAGAAACAACAGCTGTACGCCAGTATGTACAAGCTTTAGGTCAATCTAATGCGGCAAGAGATAGGCAAAATCGGTTAATCCAAGAAGAAATAGCCCTGCAGCGACGAGCTGTCGCAACCAGAGATGCAGGATTCGGTGTTCAAGGCCCAGCTTTGCCTTCTCAGCGAGGTGCCGCTGGCGGCGGGCGTGCCGGAGGCGCTGTAAGTAGTGCTTTGATTGGTGGTGGTTTTCCATTACTTTTTGGACAAGGACCAGCAGCTGCAGCAGGCGGCGCTTTAGGCGGCTTAGCTGGCGGTCTTGTCGGAGGTCAATTCGGTTTTGCTCTTTCTATTGTCGGTACTGCTTTAGGTGATGCGGCGGAAAAAGCCGATACTTTTAATAAGGAACTAGCGCGTCTAAATGCTCAAGCTTCTGGTGTAGGAAGCTCTATAAAATTAACGAGTAAAGATGTAGATAATCTCGCTAAAACTTTTGGCATAGCCAATGATGAAGCTGTAAAATTACTGCAAAGTTTTGCAGGTTTTGGCGATGCTAATATAACCAAATCTTTGGCATTTTTGTATGGTGATGACCAAGCTACACTTAGAGGACTAGCCGCTGTAAAAGATAAAGCCGACTTAGCGCAAGTAATCCTTGGTTCATACGAGAAAATTACTATTGAAACCGCTAATCAACTTATTAACCAACTTAAGTTAGGTGATGCAGCTACAGTTGAACTTGCTTTCCAAAAAGCTTTACTAGAAGCGCGCATAAAACAAACAGAAGAAGGCTTAAAACAAATTACTATCCAAGACAGGATTGTTGCTGGTTTAGCAACAGCGGCTAGTTTTATGGGTGGTGGACAAGGACAACTTGTCGATCCTGCTATTTTTGGACAACAGCGAGTAAATGAATTCCGTAGAAATAATCAGCCATCGTCTATATTCACAAATGCTTTACAGGGGCTAAGGCAACTGCGCTCTGCTACGCAAGGCGTGGAATCTTTGCGTCCAGATAAAGGTGCGGATAAAGCTGCTAGAGATGCTGAACGCGAAAGGCAACGAGTTGCTCAAGTAGTGCGTGATCGCAATGCAGAAGCATCCATACTTCGTATTCAATCCGGACTGCAGCAAAAGATTGCAGACGCAGAACTCAAACGCGATCCTATCCTTGTAGCACGTTTACAAGGTGAAGAACGGATACTGGCTATCCAGTATCAGTATGCCAAAGAATTGGCCAACGAAAAGAACCTAGAAGCTCAGATTGCTATTACACGAGAAGGGCGTGCTGCAGTCAAAAAACAAGTTATTGAAAATGAAATACGCCTTAACGCTATATACGCAGAACGTAAACAATTCACAGAAGATACGCTTAAATCTTTACAGTATGAACTAGACATTAAAAATGCAACTACGGAAGCAGAACGCAATAGTTTGCGTATAGCTTACGAAATGGAAGCCCTAAGAAAGGGTGGTCAAGTAGATGAGACAGCTTTACCGCAAATTGAAGCATTGAAAAGACAACTTGCTGCCCCAGAAACCGCCGGCGAAGTTATCCAAAAACGCATTGGTGCCCTGCAAGATGAGCTTCTAAAACTTACAAATATTGGCAACGTTGCTGTAACAGTTGCTGATTCGATTGGTACGGCATTTAGTCAAGCCTTCCAAGGGATTATTTCTGGCACGATGACGGCTCAAGAGGCTCTAGCCAGCTTCTTCCAATCTGTTGGAGATGCCTTTATTCAGATGGCATCTGAAATCATCGCCAAACAAATTTCAATGATTATTCTGCAAACCATCTTGAAAGCCCTCGGTGCTCCTGTTGGTGGAGGTGGCGGTACAGATTCAATTTCAAACTTCAACCTAGGGGCTGCACAGTATGGTGGCGGACTTGCCGGAGGTGGTCCTACACGCGCTGGTACTCCGTACCTCGTAGGCGAGCGCGGCCCTGAGTTGTTTGTGCCTGGCATGAACGGCGGCGTCATGTCCAACAGCGACCTGCGTTCCTCCATGGGCGCCGCCCCAGGTAGTGCTGCTGGCGCACCCGTCCTTAACATGAGCTTTGAGACCAGCACGATTAACGGCGTGGAGTACGTCAGCCGCGATCAACTGGAGGCTGCCATGGCTCAAACCCGCCGCCAAGCCGCCCGCGATGGAGCCCAACGCGGCATGAGCATGACGCTGGACAAACTCCAGCAATCACCTTCCACACGTAAGAGGGTCGGGTTCTAATGGCTAACTTCCCTTCCTTCACACCTACGGCACGCCGCTACACCCCCGGCGTATACCCGCAAAAAACATTCCGCACGTTGTCTGGAGTCACAGTTCGCCGCACCTTCGGCAACAGCCCCTACGGCGCCCAGTTGGAACTGCAATACGAAAATATCCCCGACGCAACCGTCGACGCCTTCTTGAATCATTATCATTCTCAAACTGCCAGCAACAGCCGCTTCCGCCTATCCGATAACGTCACGGCCGGCATGAGTTCCGCACTGACTGCCGAAGTCACCAGCTACACAGCCGACCGCGGCAACCTGCGCTGGGAATACGAAAAACCCCCCGAAGTCCAGTCCGTGCGCCCCGGCATCTACACCGTGACCATCACGCTGCTTGGAGAGATCCGCAACACGACTACGGATGACACGTAATGGCTGTCGACGTCCGCATCGCCCAATTTTTCAACCTAACTACAACTGATGGCACCACACACCGCTATCAAAACTACTTTGTAAACGAAAGTTACACCTACCTAAACCAGCGCTACGAGTTCGCCCCCTTCCGCGCCGAAGGGACAGTTTCAAACAACACCGGCGACAACAACATCGTGCAGGTGCTGTTTCCCAACGTCGATTTTGCGATCCGCCTGCTGGATGCCGGCAACGGCAACCGCCTGGGACGCCTGGTGCTCTCAACGGTATGGCTAACCAGCACCAACGAGATCGCGGTCAACGGCGCCACCCAAGTCGAATACTTGGTTGGCATTGGCTCCAGCATCAGCGAGACTACTATTGAGTTGCGCTACCGCTCAGCCATCGACAGCGTAATTTCCAACTTCCCGGCCCGCGTCATCACACGCCAGCTCGTCGGCCCCCTCCCCGTTAGCGCCAACGTATCCCTCCAGTGAACGATCTCATCGGTCTGCAATATGGCTGGGGCCACTCACCCCGCGATGGATCCGGCAAAACCGACTGCTTTCAGCTGGCGTGTGAAGTCCACGAGCGTCTCGGCTTTGGCGATTATCGTTCTCAATTTGAGTGGGTATACCAGAATTACACCGAGACCACATTCCGTTACCGGCTGATTATTCGCTGGCTGAACGAAAACGGCAAACGCCTCACCGAGCCCACGCCAGGCGCAGTGGCTCTGTTGCCAGCCAACGTCGGCCTGGCGCTAGCCACCGTTTTGGACGACGGCCTCCTATTTATCGCCCCAAGTAAAAATGTAGTTCGCAGCCCTATCCCTAAAGGCATGGGCCACTACTTCTGGATGGAACGATGACACGAAAACTCCTTCCATTCGAGCACGAACTAATTGAAATCCTTGACATCAGCAAGGATGAATACCTGGAGTTTGTTGCACTTCAAGCAAAGTACAGCGACATTAAATTAGGGACGAATTTAGATGTCAGAAATGATGTCGGTGTTGTCGCTCTGGTCCTCACTATCGTCGGCATTATTGCCCAAGTTGTTTCTGCGATATTAACGCCGCAACCGCAAATTCCTGAACTACCTGGCATACAAAAACAGGAAGGTGGCGGCCAACAACAAACACGCGACGAACGCTTTTCTCCGCGTTTTGGTTTTAACAGCGTTCAAGAGCTGGCCACTTACGGCGACCCTGTAAACCTCGTTTACGCCAACCGCGGCACGGGCACTGGCGCAAACCCTAACGGCGGCGTTCGCGTTACCAGTTCACTGCTGTGGTCCGCCGTCCGCAGCTATGGATCCAGTCAGTTCATCCAGATGCTGCTGCTTCTTTCCGGCGGCGCCATCACCGCGATCGACCCAGAAAAAAGCGCCTTCGGCCAAACCCCTATCCGCGACCTGATCACCAACAACCTCTGGATGTATTTCAATCCTGGGGCCACCGGTTTTCTCGCGCAGAACAATGAACTTAACAACCAGTCAACATCGGACCCAACGAGTTACGGCCAACTAACCGATAACCCCTACCGCATCCAGACGGCATCAACCAACGTTCGTGTCGACGGTTTTAGCCAGGCATATTCACCCTCAACATCAAATACTTGCGGCATCTACGGCGTTGTACCGCTGAACGTGTTGCTGTATCTGCGTAACGCTACTGGCGATAAAGAAAGCGTCAACCTTGGCGTGTATGCACAAATGACGCCATGGGTAACCGGCTCGGGCGTTTCTATTCCTGTAAATACCGAACTAACAGTCCGCGTCACCAAAACATCTGGAGCATCCGATGCCCCAGGCCAAGAAGCGGAAGATGCTCGCCGCAGTATTGTCAG